ATTCATGGACATTGGATGAGGATACATGCCTATGGAATGCACCAGTTGCATATCCAACTGATGGAAACTTGTACACATGGAATGAAGATAATCAATCATGGGATGAGGTATCAGCATGAGTGAAGTACTAATGAAAACTGTAGTTGATTGTGCTACTGGCGAAGTTAAGAGCATTCCTCTAACTGCCGCTGAAATTGCACAACGTGATCAGGATGCTGCAGCATTCGCAGCACAAAAGGCTGCAGAAGAGGCTGCTGCCGCAGAAAAAGCGGCACTCAAAGAATCAGCAAAGGCAAAACTGGTAGCAGGAGAACCTTTAACTGAAGAAGAAGCAGCAGTACTAGTTCTGTAATTAATATTTATTAGGAGGGTTAAGAGTGTCTGTAAGAAAATTTAGTACTGCAAGCATTCTTAGCCCTTCTTATAAGAATTCTAAAATCTGGGATGGAGAAACATTCCCAGGGTACTTTGAAAGTATTCAAACAATTGTAGTTGCAACATCTGGAACAACTCTAGTAGAGTTTACAAATATTCCACAAAATTATACACATTTACAAGTAAGAGCAGTAGCAAGAGTAGGATATCCTGGAGTTGCTTCTGTAAGTTCCCCACAATATAGATTTAATGATGATTCAGGAAGTAATTACTCAAACCACAGAGTTGGAACTTTTGGAACTGGAACATTTGCTGATGGAGAAGCAAACCAGTCTATTGCTGGTGGCGTAGGTTGGATGAGTGCTGCAACAGCAGGTGCTGGTATATTTGGTGCCTTTGTAATGGACATTTTAGATTACTCCAATACATCAAAATATAAAACTGTAAAGACACAGCCAGGAGTAAGTTTTAGTGGCGGTGGATGGGCAGCAATTACTTCAAATGGTTGGCGTTCCACATCCGCTATTACAAAAATTAGTTTTATTGAAAATAATAGTTACGGCTGGAATCAATATTCACAATTCGCTCTCTATGGAATCAGGACAGCATAATGCCAGCGGGTAAAACATATATAAAAATTGCTAATCAAACATTAGCATCTACATCTACATCTGTTACTTTTTCTAATTTACCACAAGGTTATACAGATTTGGTATTAGTTTTTAATACACGTGATTCAAGAGCAACTGTACAGGATGGTTTAGGTATAAGATTTAACGACGATTCTGGAACTAATTATTTTGAAACTAACTTAATTACTGAACCTAATGGTACATATTATGATAATTTTAACAGAAGTTTTATAAATAGTTATGGAACTATAGGTAGCAGTGCTGCATCAACTCTTTTTGGTTTAGATATTATTAGTGTAATGAACTATAGTAGTTCAAATATGTGTAAAACTATTTTATCTAGAGGCAACTCTTCTGGATACGGATCATCTATTATCTCTGGTGTTTGGAATAATACTTCTCCAATAACAAGTATTAATATTACTCCAGGTTTTCCAGGATCTGGTTATAACTTTGCTTCAGGATCTACATTTACTATTTATGGAATAGAATGTGCTAAAAATCCAAAAGCAGATGGTGGCAATATATATACAGATGGAACTTATTGGTATCATGCTTTTAGAAATTCTGGTTTATTTGTACCCCGTCAATCTCTAACTGCAGATGTATTAGTTGTTGCAGGCGGTGGTGCAGGTGGTGCTCCAGATAACACTTATGGTGGTGGCGGTGGCGCTGGAGGATTACAGTATTTTTCGTCACAATCTTTAACGGCTAGTAATGGATATATATGCACTGTTGGCGCTGGAGGCTCTGGAAGTTCTTCGGGTGGTATTAATGGTGGTAATAATGGAAGCAATTCTCAATTTGGCTCACTTACCGCATCTGCTGGTGGAGGTGGCGGAGGTAATGTTTCGGGTGGTGCTGGAAATAGCGGTGGCTCTGGTGGCGGTGGCGTAAGAAATAACGGCGCTGGCGGAACCGCATCTCCATCTGGGCAAGGTAACGCAGGTGGTGCGGCTTTGACTAGTGGTGGTGGCGGTGGTGGTGGTGGTGCATCAGCAGCAGGTTCTGCTGGAAATACATCTTCTCCATCAAACTATCAAGGAGGTCCAGGAGGTGCTGGAAGTTCATCGTATTCAAGTTGGGGTTCTACGACTGGAACTGGTCAAAATGTTTCTGGAACATATTGGTATGCTGGTGGCGGTGGAGGATGTGGAGCAAATACTATTGTAGTTCCTGGAGGTAATGGTGGAGGAGGTCAGGGTGCTGGCTGGCAAAGCAATAATGCTTTAGCAACAAGTGGCTCTGCTAATACTGGTGGTGGCGGTGGCGGAGTTGTTGGTGGAGCAGTATCTCCACTAGGAGCATCTGGTTCAGGTGGTTCTGGAGTTATTATAGTGAGGTACGCAGTCTAATGGCACAAGCATATGTTCCTATTCAAACTTATACACTTAGTTCAACAAGTGCTTCTATAACTTTTACAAATATTCCACAAAGTTATACTGATTTAATATTAAAAATATCTGGAAGAACAACAACTCCAACATCTGTTGGAGAGTCAATTTTTATTTCATTTAATGGATCAACATCAGATTTTTCTACTAGAGTGTTCTACGGAACAGGAAGTACCTCTGGCACGTTTACAAGTGAGGCAAGATTTGCTGGTACAAATAATAGCGGTGGATCAACTACAAGTACATTTTCTACTACAGATATTTACATATCAAACTACACATCATCAAATCAAAAAACATATGGTTTAGAAAGTGTTGTAGAAAATAATGCAACAGAAGGATATAATTATTTTGGATCTTCAAGATGGGCTAATACATCAGCAGTTACAAGTATAACTTTAACTCCAAATAGTGCTAATGCTTTTGCTATAAATACTACTGCAACTCTTTATGGACTTGGCGGAGTACGTGCAACAGGCGGTACTATAACAGCAGACTCTACTTATATATATCATACATTTACATCAACAGGTACATTTACTGCCCTTGAAAATATTAAAGGTGCAGAAGCACTTATTGTTGCAGGCGGTGGTGGTGGAGGATCATCCTCTGGAGGTGGCGGAGGTGCTGGTGGTCTTTTATATTCATCTCAAACGTTTATTGCGGGCATTTCTTATTCTGCAATAGTTGGTGCAGGTGGAGCAGGTGGCTCTAGCAGCACTAGAGGTGTAAGTGGATCAAATAGTATGCTTTTAAGCAGTGCAGCAACAGGCGGCGGTGGCGGAAGCGGAACATCTGCTGGTCAAGTAGGTGGAAGTAATGGTGGTTCTGGTGGCGGTGGATTTAGCACACTTACTAATTTTGGTCTAGGAACCTCTGGTCAAGGAAATAATGGTGGTGCAGGATCTATCACCAGTGATGCTGCTGGTGGTGGCGGTGGTGCAGGCGCTGTTGGAAGTAATGCTAGTACATCTGCATCTGGAAATGGCGGAATTGGAAGTTCTTCATATTCATCATGGGGATATGCAACATCTACTGGTGTACTTAGTGGAGGCGTTTACTACTATGCAGGTGGTGGAGGTGGTGGAGCATATAGCGGTGTTACTCCTGGTACAGGTGGAATAGGTGGAGGAGGCGCTGGTTCGCCATCACAAAATGCTGCAACTGCTGGCACTGCTAATACTGGTGGAGGCGGTGGAGGCGGTTGGTGGCAAGGAAGTAACCCTGCTGGAAGTGGTGCCGCTGGTGGTTCAGGATTAGTAATTATCCGTTATCCAAATTAATTTTATATAAAAAAAATAACCCCCAAGGCATAAAGCCAAGGGGGTATTTTTATTTCTCTAATTATTGATTAGGGAATTTATTTAGCCATTTGTTTATAGCACCTTTATTATAAGATGACCATGAACTCCAATCAGTACCGCCCTTTGTCATGTAATAGACAATTTCAGCATTTTTAACTGGGCTAAACAACTCAGCATTTAAATCAAGATCAAACTTATCTCGTCTGTCTGGACCCAATGTGCCAAGCATGTTGATCTGAAAGATTCCAAATGAGGAGTCTCCAGTCTTGGTGTTTCCGTTAAATGCAAACGGGCGACCATTAGATTCAGCCTTAGCAACTGCCCAAGCAGTTCTTAAAGCCTTTCCTTTGAACCCTACTGCCTTAAGTAATTCAACCAACTGGCTGTCAGTTAAACTATGAGCATTTTCATACTTAGTAAGTATTTGTTCATTTTTATCCTTAGAAAGCAGAAAAGCCACCTTTGGGGTGGCAAGAGAAACTACTCCCTGTTTAGATAAATTATTACTGGTTGCATGAGACGGTATAGCGCCCAAAATAGACACCAACAGAAACATACTCCCAATTACCCCTACCAGCATTTTATTATTGTTCAAGTTTTTCCTCCTAAAATGCATATAGCACCATAACAGTGCTATAGCACTAGTATAACATAAATATTACTCGTGAGTCAAGTTGTTTGAAGTGCTATAATATAATAACTATGGCATCAGGCGAAACAACTATTTATGATTTACCATACCCCGTCAATTCTGACCCTGTAAATGTTGCTGGAGATATTCAGTCATTAGCAGAGCGTATTGAGGTTATTTTACCTACAATTGGTTTACCTTATCACACAATTGAAGTTACAAATGATAGCGGTGTAACAATAAATAAAGCAGATCCAGTTTATATTTCTTCATATAATTCTACAAGTGGTAAACCAGAAGTTACAAAATCACAAGCAAGTGATATAACAACATTTCCAGTAATTGGATTAGCACAGGCTGCAATTGGAAACGGTAGTGACGGGGTAGTTGTAATATCTGGTGTATTTACAGGAGTTGATACTTCTGCATATACCGTCGGAGATACGCTATATGTTGGATCAAGCGGCGGACTTACAGCAACACAACCAATTACAGCAACAACAAACTCAGGAGTAGTTGGAGTTGTTTCAAAAGCAAATATTAATGGAGTTATTCTTGTTGGATCATTCAAGGGTAATGGCACATGGGGTTCAATGAAAGCAGGTTTGGCATAATGGCACAATACAGAGGATATGGATCTCAATCATACGCAGTTGGTTATGAACCACCAACAGTAACTTGGACGGTAGTCAAAGGTGACACAGCATCATTTAGAGTTTATGTAACAGACAATGATAAAAATCCACTAACTATTTCTGACTGGGTAATTGAGATGGATATTGTTCCACCTAATACAAGTGTTCCAGTAGTTGAACTATCACCTGGTCCAACAGATGAAGATGGTCCAGGAGAATTTACAGTTTCTTTAACTGCTGAAGAGTCAGCATTGCTTAGTACAGGAGATCGCTTTGATATTCAAATGTCATCTACCTCTCCCGTTTCAGTTTGGACGGTAGCGCAGGGTACTATGACAATGATTGATAGCGTTACTGAATAATGCCAATAGTTAATTTTCAAACACTAGACAATCCCATATCTGAGATTATTTCTACAGATCAATGCTGTGACACAGCGTATGAAACATTAACCAATATTTTATGCGATGTGGCTACAGTTATGCCATTTAGGATAAAGTTTCAAACTGTTGATATTGGAGCCTACTCTCCTACAAATCCCGCCCCAATTGGCATAGCCATCATTGGATTTAATAACTACATTTTATGATATAATCAATTATTATGGCAGTCCTACCCATCAACCAACTAAAAGCAAAATTTGAGACTGGTGATAGACCAACAGGGCAGGACTATTCCGATCTTATTGATACCACTTCATACAGAGCAGACTCCCTTGGTGGAGATGGCAATAACGCAGTAACAATCAATGGTATTGAATCTGCGACGGTATTTGACACAATAGACACATCTACCTGGAGAACTATTAAGTATATGATTCAACTATCCCATGCTGCTAGTTCATCCTATAGAAGTACTGAAATCAATATAGTATTTGACGGTACAAATCAAAATATAACAGAATTTGCCTCAGTTGCCAATACAGGTAATAATGTAGGTAATATCACCGCTAGTTTAAATTCTGGTACAATTAGCATGACGGTGACACCAACCCTCAGCCCGATAACAGTACGGTTCTACCGCACAGGTTTGAAGGCTTAGACCCACAAGGAGATAAAGAATGGCTACAGTCGACAAAGCCTTCCGAATTAAGAACGGGCTTGTAGTAGAAGGATCATCTGCTACAGTTAATGGCTCAAATGTTCTTACAGAAGCAAGTACAGAATTCCTGCAAGATACCACTGCAGCGATGTTTACAAACGGTACCCAAACAGGTATCACATTTACATATAATGATTCAACAGGCGTAATTGATGCTGCAGTATCTACAACGCCAACATTTTCAGATAGAATTATTTTTGAAGGTAACACACCAGATTCATATGAATTGACTCTTCTATCTCCAGAGCCAGTAGCAGATGTTACTGTTACCCTTCCAAATGCGACAACAACTCTTGTTGGTAAAGATACAACAGATACGTTTACAAATAAAACATTTGATACAGCATCAACTGGAAATACACTTCAGATTAATGGAAATACTGTAAACTCTTATGTAGGATCTGGCTCAAATGTTGTTCTTAGCAGCAGCCCTACAATTACTTCTCTATATGTTGCAAATGGTCTTAATGTTAATGGTGCAACAACAGGAACTACACAAATTGTTGCAGCAAATACAGCATCAGGTGTTTTAACACTACCTGCAGCAACAGGAACAATTGCTCTTACTTCGGATATCCCATCTTTGACAGGGTATGTAACAGAAACTGGTACACAGACACTCACAAACAAGACAATTTCTGGTACATCAAATACAATTACAAATATTGCAAATGGTTCTCTAGAGAATAGCAGCATTACTGTAAATGCTAATACAGCATCTCTTGGTGGTAGCATTACTCTTGATACAGACGATATTTCTGAAGCAGGAACATCAGCAACAAATCTTTGGTTTACAAATGAAAGAGCACAAGATGCAGTAGCACAGGCAATTGCAAATGGTACTCAAACAAATATTACAATTACTTACGATGATACTGCAAACTCACTATCATTCAACGCATCTGGCGGAGTATCAAGTATTGCTGGAACGGCAAACCAAATTACTGCATCAGCATCTACTGGAGCAGTAACTCTTTCTCTTCCAAATGCAGTAACATTCCCAGGAACTGTAACACTTCATGCAGATCCAGTAAATGCCCTTGAAGCAGCAACAAAGCAATATGTTGACGCTGTTGCTCAAGGTTTAAACGTACATGCTGCAGCCGTTGCTGCAACAACTGGTAACGTAGACCTGTCAACTGGACTTGAGGCTGGAGATACAGTTGACGGAGTAACTCTTGTTGCTGGTAATCGTGTTCTTGTTAAATCACAGTCAACAACTTCTCAAAACGGTGTTTATGTTGTTCAAGCATCTGGTGCAGCAGTTCGTGCATCAGATTTTGATACACCAACAGAAATTGTTCCAGGTGACTTCATCTTCGTTGCTGGAGGTACACTTTACAATAACACTGGATGGGTACAAACAGAAGTAGTAACTACAGTAGGAACTAGCCCAATTGTATTTGAGCAGTTCTCTGGTGCTGGAACATACTTGGCTGGCAACGGTATAACACTAACTGGAAATACATTTGCAATTGACACAGCAATTACTGTAGATATAAACTCTGCTCAAACTCTTACAAATAAGACCCTAACAAGTCCAAGTTTGACAAATCCAACAGTATCAGGATTATATCTCTCAGACAATAACATTGTTATTGAGGGTACAAACAATACTCACGAAACAACACTTAACTTTACAGATCCTACACAGGATAATACAATTACATTTAAAGATGCTTCAGGTACCGTAGCCTTTACATCAGATATTGAGTCTGCAGTAGATGGATTTGGTAACGCAGTAACTGGCGGTACAGGAATCAGTGCTTCATATGCATCAACTTCAAATGTACTAACAATTACAAATACAGATCTTGGTTCTGCACAGAATATCTTCAAGAATGTTGTAGTTGGAGCAACCACGATTGTTGCAGATCAAAATGATGATACGCTCACATTTACTGCAGGAACTGGAATTGGTCTTTCCGCAGCAGCAACATCAGATACAATTACAATTGATAACACTGGTGTTACAAGCATTACTGGTACAGCAGATCAAATTTCAGCAACTGCTTCAACTGGCGCAGTAACACTATCATTGCCACAAAGCATTGCTACAACATCTAGCCCAACATTTGCTAGTGCAACACTTGGATATATTACTCTTACAGATGCATTTATTGGAACTGCTACAACAAGCATTTCTGGCACAAGCGCAACTGTAGTTGACTCATGGTCAGCAACAGCATTTGGTTCAGCAAAGTATATTGTTCAAATGACAAATGGAAATGACGTTGAGGTTCTTGAGGTTCTCGTAACCGTAGATGGAAATAACAATGTCTACCTAACAGAATATGCAGATATTCAGAGCAATACACAACTTGGTACAACAGATGCAGATTATTCAGGCGGAGATGTTCGTCTGCTAGTCACATCGACAAACGGTACATCAGTAAAGGTACACAAGACGCTTATCGAAGCGTAATGTGAACCACGAAGGGACAGTGAACTTCAGTGGCA